ACAAATGATGGTGCAACAAGAGATGCAAATGCAAGAAGGGCAAGGGCAAATAGAACCTTCGTTATTAGCCAGTAGAGTAGCAGAAGTAGAGGCTGAATTACAGAATGCGTATTTACAACAAGAGAATGAAGTTCTTGGGGCATTAGGTAAAGACCCACTGGTAGACTTGAAAAAACAGGAATTAGCTTTACGCCAACAAGAGCAACAGCAAGATGCTCAACAAGACCAAGCTGAAAATATGTTAGACCAAATGAAAATTGACCAACAAGCACAGCTTGCACGTGAACGTATTTCCAGCACAGAAGATATTGCAAATATGCGAGCACAAATTGCATTACAACGAACAGCTAATAGAGGAGGTAACTAATGGCAGAGAAAAAATTAAGTGATGATATGATTAAGCGTATAAAAGAACTGGAAGGCAGTTTGACTATTGACAACGAAAATGAAGTAGAAGCTGAAATTATACAGATTGACCCTGATTATTTTCGTGGTAAGTATATGTACGGCGGTCCTGTAAAAAGAGCCGCAGGCTCTCCACCCGAAGGCGAAAACTCAGCCACGATGATAGCAACAGCAGATAGATCAGGAACATCAGGTGTGTCACGAGGAGGTGGAGCCGCTATGCGTGGTATAAAATTTAGAGGCGTTCGTTGAGCCAAAAAACTTTAGAAAAAGGTTCAGTTTGGGAAAAAGCCGATACAAACGGTGATGGTGTTGTAACGGATAGAGAAATGGCAATCAAAGAACGCATGGTGCTGTTAGAAAACCGTGATAAAAAAGAAGATCAGCAACGCTATCTAGTTTGGTTTTCAGCACTTACAGTAACAGCTTTTATAATCGTATTGATGACGCCCCTTGTACCTATAGAAAGAATTGATCATTTGTCTGGTATAGCCGAAATATGGGTATTGTCTAACATGGGTGTTTTGGCTTCTTTCATAGGATTTAATCAACTTGCAAAGAGGGCAGATAAAGGAGAAGTAAAATGAGTTTACTTAACGCATTAGTTGGTCCTGTTACTGGTTTATTAGATAAATTTATAGAGGACAAAGATCAAAAAGCGGCTCTTGCACATGAGTTGGCTACTATGGCTGATAAGCATGCACAGGAAATCAGCCTTGCACAAATAGAGGTAAACAAAGCTGAAGCGGCGAGTGGTTCGTTTTTTAAAGGGGGGTGGCGACCTGCCGTTGGTTGGGTTTGTGCAATAGCTTTTGCGTATCACTTTATTTTAAAAGATTTAATCATTTTTGGAGCATCTATCGCAGGTGCAGAGATACCAGAACTGCCAGAGTTTGATATGGGTACATTATTGACTGTATTGGGGGGTATGCTAGGCATCGGTGGTTTGCGTACATATGAGAAACAAAAGGGAATCACAAAATGAGTTTATACGAAAATATCCGTAAGCGTAAGCAAAGCGGTAAAAAACCACGCAAGCCTGGACAAAAAGGAGCTCCGAGCAAGCAAGATTTTGTAAATGCCGCGAAAACTGCACGTAAAAAACCAAAAAAATCAAAAAAAGTCACAAAAATACGATGAGCGACCTTTACATTCATGAAAAACTGCGTAAGATAATTCGCGAGCGGATGAATCAAATTGAGGAACAAGTTTTACGAGGACCAATAGAAGATTTATCTACACTCAAGGAGTTGCGAGGTAGACTCGCAGAACTTGCAAACATACAACAGGAAATAGACAGCCTGCAACAGAAAGTACAATATGACTGAAAAAGCTACATTTACACAGCCTGTATCTGAAACACCCATATACAAGCTACCCGAAAACTCAAAAATAGACTGGAAAGCAGAATCACTAGCAAAATTGCCTGAACCTATGGGGTGGCGTATTTTGATTTTGCCCTATAAAGGTAAAAAAACTACAAAAGGTGGATTGCATTTACCAGATGAACATGTTGACAGAGAAGCATTAGCTACTGTTTGTGGGTTGGTTTTGAAAGTAGGACCTTTAGCGTATAAAGATGCTTCCAAGTTTGATTATACGACAGGACATAGCCGTGCATGGTGTAAGCAAGGAGACTGGGTAATATTCGGTCGGTACGCTGGAGCACGATTTAGAATTGATGGTGGCGAAGTACGATTGTTGAATGATGATGAAATACTCGCTACGATTGATAATCCCGAAGATATAATCAATACATAGAGGTTACTATGCAACAAGCAGAAGAAAAAGTAGAAGTTGAAGTAGAAGAAGAGCAACCCAAAGAGGAAGTTCAACAAGAATTAGATTTAGCTGTAACAGAAGCAAAAGGTGAAGAACCTGCTGAGCAGGAGACGAGCGAAGACCCTGATAGTTTAGAGGGTTACAGCGAAAAAGTTAAAAAACGCATTGAAAAACTTACGTATAAAATGCGAGAGGCTGAACGCCGAGAGCAAGCCGCGACAGAATATGCTCGTTCTTTACAGCAACAAAACGAAAAATTACAACAGCGTTCTGAAAAAATAGATGAGTCCTACATTACTGAATATGGCAATCGTATTACGAGTCAGGAAGCAAATTTAAAGAAACAGCTTGCAGATGCTATAAACAATGGCGATGTGGATGCACAGGTAGAAGCACAAAACCAAATAGCTCAACTCGCCGCTGATCAACGCAACTACAATACTGTAAAACAGGAACGTGAAACAAAAACTGAAGATGTTGCAGAAAAGCCACAGGTTCAGCCAAAACAACCTACCGACCCAAAAGCACAAGCATGGGCTAGTAGAAACGCATGGTTCGGCTCAGATGAACCCATGACACTAACAGCTTTTAGTCATCATAAACAAATGGTAGAAAAAGAGTATTATGACCCTACTAGTGATGATTATTACAGAGAATTGGATGCACGCATGAAAAGAGATTTTCCACATAAATTTGGTGGAACCGTGCAATCCAATCACGCACCAGTAGCCTCAGTATCGCGACCAAATGGTAAAGTAACGAGTAAAAAAATAAAATTATCACCATCTCAGGTTGCAATCGCTGACAAACTTGGTGTACCATACGACGCATATGCGAAACAACTCGCACGTCTTAACAACTCGTAGAGGATAAGTCATGAACGATAGAACTCCACGCACTGCACAAACTCGTGAAAAAACTGCACGCCATAAACCTTGGACACCTCCGTCTGCACTAGACGCACCCCCACCCCCTGAGGGTTATATACATCGTTGGATACGTGAATCAGTAATGGGATTTGACGATAAGAAAAACCTTTCAGCACGCATACGCGAAGGGTTCGAATTAGTTCGAGCCGAAGAGTACCCCGATTATGAAGCACCTACTGTTATGGACGGAAAACATGCAGGGGTGATTGCAAATGGGGGGCTTCTACTAGCTAGGTTTCCCATCGAAACAAAGAAACAGCGGGATGAGTATTTTCGCAGTCGAACACGCGATCAAATGGATGCTGTAGATAATGATTTGATGAGGGAAAGCGATAGTTCAATGCCTATTCTGAAACCAGAAAGGCAATCACGTGTAACCTTTGGAGCCAAAGGAGGCTCCAATAATTAGAGGAGACTAAAATGGCAACAAATATTGATGCCCCTTTTGGATTGCGTCCTCATAATAAATTAGGGTCTACACCGAACTCCAATGGCATGACGGCTTACAAAGTACAGGTTAGTGCGACAGCAGGATCATCGAGTGCAATATTTCAAGGCGATATGGTGATACCTCTTACAAACGGACTTGTAGATGTGGCGGCGGCTGATGGAGGAAGTGTGGCGATTCTAGGTGTTATGGCAGGATGTCAATACGTAGATCTAACTGGAAAACCTGTTTTTGATAACAACTATCCAGGAACAGCTTCATTGAAGTCAGGATCAGAAGCAACTATTTTTGTACACGACGATCCACATCAAGTGTATGAAATACAAGCGGATGCTTCATTAACTAATATCGCAACAGCACAGGCTTTAGTACACTCAAACGCTGAGGGTACAGGGTTTGGCTCACAAAATGGTTCAACAGGTGTTTCCATAGGTGAATTATCTGTAGCCACAGCGGGAGCTACAACTGCTACTGACAATTTTAGAATTGTTGGTATTAAAGACTCGTTTGACGATATATCGGTAACGACAGCAGGGGTAATATTCCTCGTCAAGCTGAACTTACCGTTCCATACTGCAACCACTGGTCTATAAGGAGGATATGACATGGCTATAGCAAGATCACAGCTCCTTAAAGAGTTAGAACCAGGACTTAATGCTCTTTTTGGAATGGAATACGACCGATATGAAAACCAACATGCAGAAATTTTTGATCAAGAAACTTCAGACAGAGCGTTTGAAGAAGAGGTCATGCTTTCTGGATTTGGTACAGCTCCAACTAAATCAGAAGGAGCGGCAGTATCGTTTGACACCGCGAATGAATCATTCACAGCACGGTACACCCATGAAACAATAGCACTCGCGTTTGCGATTACTGAAGAAGCGGTAGAGGACAACCTTTACGATAGACTCAGTTCTCGTTATACAAGAGCACTAGCACGTTCCATGGCAAACACTAAGCAGGTCAAAGCGGCTTCTATATTGAATAATGCTTTTGATTCAAACTTTACTTTCGGTGATGGTAAAGAGCTTTGTGCTACGGATCACCCAACTCTTGGGGGAGGAAACTTCCGTAATGAGTTGAGTACTGCGGCGGACTTGAATGAAACTTCACTAGAGCAATCTCTAATCGACATTGCTGGATTTATCGATGAGAGAGGATTAAAAATAGCTCTCAGAGGTATGAAGTTAATCATTCCAGTAAATCTACAGTTTGTAGCAGAAAGGTTGATGGCGACAAACCTAAGACCAGGAACTGCAGACAACGACGTAAATGCACACAGAAACATGGGTATGCTTTCTGATGGTTATGTCGTTAACAACTTCTTAACTGATACAGATGCGTTTTTTATAAAAACTGACGCACCTAATGGTTTTAAGCACTTCGTAAGAACGCCAATAACCAACAGTATGGAAGGTGATTTTGATACTGGAAACGTTCGGTATAAAGCTAGGGAAAGATACTCATTTGGTGTATCTGACCCAAGATGTGTGTTTGGTTCTCCAGGAGCTTAAACACCATTACATTTAGAAATAAGAAGAGCGACTTTACAGTCGCTCTTTTTTTATGTTATAGTTTTAAAACCTTGACGGGA